GTATATGTTGTTGAGGTGGAATCTGTTCTTCTTGGCATCCACGGCCAGGCCCTGGTAGTCGAAACCCAGTATGTAGATCTCCTTGAATCCCTGCTCACAGGCCAGTCTCAGTGCGGTCGGTCCACTCGACCAACCCAGGCTGGGTTTGCTCCACGTCACATGGTCTAGGAGTTTCTGGTGTTTCTCGTATTGGTTGTTGAAGTTGGAGTACACTTTATTGTGTACGACATAATCGGTCTCCGCTATCTCCAGCATCATCTTGGGATCCACTGCCACCAGCCAGTGTGGTTGGTGTGTCCTGTACACTGCATTGCAGGCGAAAACTGTGCCTTTTTGTTTGAGATCGTTGATGTCGATGCCCTTACGTGACTGACCGTTGCCTAGTACGAAAGCTACTTCCGCCATGTTACAGTGCTAGATCGTCTGTTCCTGCAGTCTGTCCGTACATCTTCTGTGTGAACACTGCTTCTACTTTTTGTTGTTCGTCGTGTGCTTCTGAGGCCTGCCTCATGGAATTGATCTGTTTGAGTGTTAGTCTCGTTTTCCTGGTGTCTTCCGCGTCTAGTATTGAAATGTCATGCTCTGGTTCGTAGGTCTTGTCCTGTTCGAAGCCATTTTCGCCATATGTGAAGAATTCATTCAGTTTCATAAACGTATTTAATCCTTATACCTGTCCACCGCCACCGGTTCCGCCCGGTGTCTGGCCGCCCGGGGTCTGTCCCGGCTGTCCTGGTTGTAGTGCACCTGGTTCTGGTGCTTCAGCGTCCGCAGTTGGTTCCTCGAACTGGTCTAGGTCACTTGATATGCCTGACTGTGTCACGCCACCTCCCCTCAGTTCATTTGCTTTGGTCTGTTTCTTCTGTGGCACGTTGTTCTCTTCTGCCCATAGTTCGGCATTCCTCGCCATCTCCTCCTCAGAAAGTCCAAGGTATCTCTTCAGTGCGAATCTCTTACTCATGTATGGTAGGTCTGCCACTGCTGTGAATGTGTTGACCCTGGCTTGGTCCATCTCTGTCTGTCTGTACTGTGCGAAGTTCTGTGGTGGGTTCAGTTTAAGACCAAACATGCTGTTGTCTATGTTGTAACCCTTTGATTTGATCCATAACTTGAATTCACTGTCAAACGTTTCCGCCAACATCGACTGTAATCTGGCGCAATACTTGTTGAACCTCAGTTCTTGGATGTAGGCCGTTCCAACCCTGCCGTCATTGTAGGATGTTCCGCCATCTTCCGCACCTGTTGGCAGGTATGAACTTGGGATCCTCAGTCCTCTGAATAGTTTGTTGGTGAAAAATCTTAGATCGTCTATCTCTCCCAGGTTAGTACCGCCTGGTAGTGTGTCTACTTTAGATCCCCTACCCTCTGCTGTCTGTGGGAAGAAGTAATCTTCGTTTATTGACATTGGGTTGTATGTTGCATCTATGAAGTTGGCTCCACCTGATGCACTTGGGATTCTTCTTTGGTTGATCTCGTTCTTGACCCTCTCGACGAACTGCATGGCCAAGTGTGTTGGCATGTTACCCACGTCGATGTAGAAAACCCTTCTCTCAGGTGCTCTCTGAACCCTGTAGATTATGATTGCGTCCTCTAATAATTCTTTCTGCTTGTAAACTTTGAACACCTGTTCCAGCACCGACTGTCCGAATGGGAACAGGTTGTCCAGTCCGTCACTCATGCTCATGTGTATCACGTGTTCTGCGTTGATGTTGTATGCGTTCATGGTCTTGTAGAATCTGCCACCTGCGTTGCCACCAGCGTATCCTGACTGGGAACTCTGTGCGCCTTGGTTGGCGTATGCCGAACCTCCCATGCCCGCACCTGCCCCACCGCCACCTGAACCGCCATAGGTCTGGTTGGGTGTTATCTGTGTGGCACTCAATCTCTGTAGGTTGGGATTGATGTCTCTGATCACGTACTGTTCGGGTTTCTTGCCCTCTGACTCGTTCACCACGATCCTGTCAACTTTGGCGTTGTCTACGTACAGCCATTTCTGTGTTTCTGGATCTCTCACGAAGAAACAGTCTCCGTATTTTAATGCGTTTCTGAATATTCTAAAAATTCTTTTCTTGAATTGGTTGGCCTTGGTCCATTGTTGCAATGCTTTTTTTAATAATTTGACTTCATGGTCTGTGCTCTCGTCATGGAACACTATGTCAAACGGTGTCTCGTTCTCTGTGTTCAGTTGTGTTGAGAATTCTGCCAGGATGTCCAGTGCCGCATTGATCTCCGAGTCCGAATCCATTTGGTCATATTGGAAGTATCTCTGTATCCTGTTGGGGTGTCCCGTGTAAACGTCTGGAAGATAAGAACTGTAGTTCCTCTTCGCGAAGTTGGGTACCTTCTCCCCTGATATGGGAGACATGTTTGCGTCTTTAAAATATTTTTTCCAAGCCATAAAGTTATTATACTAGACTTCCGCCCATGTTTGCAACATTATTATTCGTGTTTTTGGTATTCTTTTCTGTCATTGCACTTACCGTTACAAGCGTATTTAAGGCTCTCTGTGCGTTTTTGTTCAATTCCACTAGTTCTCGTAGATAATTCTCTGCATTGGCCGACTGCATGTCAGTGCCAGCTGGTGGTGTAGCACCTGTACTACCGGTCATTTCTTTTATAACTTTGGCCAATTGGCCGTAATCGTTTTTAGGAACAACCGCTTCTATGCCATGTAGTGTGGCTGGGGTGCCTGATCCAAAGTTCTGGAATCCATCCGACCCGTTGTAATACGGTATCGGTCCTGCTCCGAGAGCGTTTGCTCTCATTCTTTTAGCATTGGCCAGTTGCTCGTTCAGTGTGTCATACGGTGTCAGTATGTCAAAAATGCTGTTGCCCTGGCCACCGGTGCCCAGTCTCTCCCCTCCACGCCTGGCCATGCCGAACATGGAATCATCCGCCGTCGAAAGTATGGTACCCTTGCCGGTGCCTTTGTCCGTGCCCAGGTTACTGAAGAACGCACTGGTGACCCTGATGGCGTTCTTGCTCGCGTCATAGGCCTTGTCGAACAATGTGTCTCCGTCGACCATGTCTGACACGGTACCGGATATCCTCTCAAGGACCTTGCCCAACGTCTCTGAATTTAATATCTTGCCGAACACCCCTGTGCTCAGGGTCTCCGCCTGTGTTTTGAGTGTCTTTAATGTTTCATTGAAACCAACCAATAAGTCTGTGTTGTCACCCTGCACCTTCATCTGTTTGTCTGCCGTGTTGTCTCCGCTACCTGCCAGTTTAGCCATGGCATTAAGATATTGTTCAGCACCATCTAATCCGAATCTGCCGGCATCAGCGAAGGACTTGGCAAAATCAGTGCCTATCACATTGGAGGCCCCTTTGACCTTGCTGACGAAGTCTGCACTGCTCAGCGTGCCTTCGTTCAATTGTCTAATGAAATCTATTATCTGCGGATTTGCCGCCTGGAACGTTTGTGACACAGGCAACGTCGCAACACCAAACTGTGTGATGTCTTTTATCACAGTGGCCAATTCAGGTGACAGGTTCTCCATGGCCAACGTGGCCGCGGTAGTGGCATCTCTGCCTTTCTGGTTCAATTGCATCAACGAGGCTTGGAATGTGCCTTCGACGGCCAGTTGACGATTGGTTGCATCCAATTCTGATACCTGTATTCCTGTCAGTTTGCTCAACTTGGTCAGGTTCTTGGCGTACTCCACGGTCCTTGACACAAGGTCCATCTGTGACACACGTTCTGAGTTACCTCTGGCTCTTTGTATCTCTAATTGAGTGACAAGGAATTCTGATGTTTCTTCTAGGTTCAATCCAAACTCTGCGAGTTCTGTTCTTGTTCTCTCCCTCAACGATCTTGTGAAACCTTGTATGATGGGCATGCCGTCCATGATAGTCCCGAAAAGCCTCGCGAATGTGCCTGAGTTGGTCGATACGAGGTCAACGAAATCCAATATTGGCATATTGGCAGATGTGGCCGCGTTCCTTAACTGTATCACCGACTTGCCGAATCCCGCTCCCGTCTGTGATAGTTGTTTGAATATGCCTACGTTGAAGTCAGCGGCACGGCCAAAATCACTCAGCGAGAGTTCAAGGCCGGGTAATTTGAGTTTCAGGTCATCGAATCCTTTAGTGGCATCCGCAAATCCTTCTATCTTCCTGTCGGCTAGGGCAAAGTTCTTGCCGGTCTCTACCACGCCCTTGGTCAGGCCCTTGAGTAAACTTGCACCCGCGGCCGCCACTGCCGCACCAAAGCCTGCTGTTGCCTTGGTGGCCACTCCCAACGCTCCAGCTATTTTGTTAGTTGACTGGATTTTCTTCATAGAGGATTTGTAATCCTCGTCGGAGAGCTTGCCCTCCTTCTTTAGGAGATCTAATAATATTTTATTTTGGGCATTTATCTGTTTCTGGTAATCGGCCGCTGACTTGTTGCCCTTGTCAAATATCTTGAATGTGGATTGTAGGACACGTGAAAGGCCTTTGAGCTCGTCGCTCAATTCGTTCAGTATTCTGTCTAGGTCGTCCGCCATACGGTTTTAATTCCTGGTATTTTATACGCACATAAATATTGACATACATGCACTATTAGTGTATATTTAGTGAATAGAAAAATGACAGAAAATACCAACCCATTAGGCAAATACTACAGACAGCCTCAGATATACATCACCCTTCCCAGCAAGGGCAAGTACTATGGTGCGGACGTGTTCACGCCATCGGAGACCGGTGAGATACCAGTGTTGCCCATGACGGCGAAAGACGAGCTGTCATTCAAGACACCAGACGCCATGATGAGTGGCCAGTCCACCGTGGACGTGATACAGAGCTGTGTGCCCAACTTCAAGAACGCCTGGAAAATGGTGAACTTCGACACGGACGCTGTGTTGTTGGCGATAAGGATCGCCACATATGGTGAGACCATGGATGTGAACTACAAGGTTCCTGTCACAAACGAGGACATGACACACACGGTCAATCTACCGGCACTGCTAGAAGATCTAGGTAAGACCAATATTGTGGACGAGGCAACGACCAAGACAGGATTCAAGGTCAAACTGGCACCACTGGACTACCAGGCACTGACACAGGTGCAGGTGGCACAGTTCGAACAACAGAAAATTTACGCCACTGTGAACAACAGTGCATTGAGTGAAACGGACAAATCAACACAGTTCGTGAAAAGTTTCAAAATTTTGAACAACATCAACTTCTCGATGTTGGTGGATTCCATAACAGAGATCACCACACCAGAGGGAACAACGGTGGTGGACAAGGCACAGATCAAAGAGTTCTGTGACAACTGTGACGCCAAGGTCATAAACGAGATACAGGATGAACTGGCCAGGATCAGGGCACAGGCACAGATAAAGCCCATCAGGCTACAGTCCACTGAAGAACAGATAAAGAAGGGTGCGCCGACTTCGTACGAAGTTCCGGTGACATTTGATAGCTCAAATTTTTTCGCGTAACACTGCTGACAATGGGGGACTCTGAAATAGTCGCACACCTAAAGGACTTCGAAAGCCAGGCAAAGAACCTCAAACTGGAACTGATGAAGATATGCTGGTTCATGCGTGGTGGCATGTCATGGACAGAAGCACTGAACCTATCTCCGGACGAACGTGCCATAGCGTCACAGCTGGTAAAAGAAAACATGGAAACTACCAAGAAAAGCGGTCAACCTTTCTTCTAGATCGTTATATAATACTTTAATGGCAATCAACAAACCCGATAATTACTACTTGTATGTCTGAAAAAGACCTAGTCAAAGAACTCAAAGCTGAAATCGTAGAAATCACCAAAGACCGTGATGATGCCCTGGACAAAGTCAAGGCCAAGGAGAGCCGGATGAAGCAGGTTCTGATCAAACTGGAACACGCCACACAGGACGTGCAGGCGGTGGGACACAAGATAGGTGAACAGAACCGACAGATAGCGGAACTGGAGGCCAAGTTGGACACCAAGGGCAGGTTGCTGGACGAGGCGCTGGAAAAGATAAAAGGCATACATGAAGACTCAACAGAAAAAACAGAACCAGAAGATATCAAAACACAAGACGACGAATAGTCCCAAGCAAGAAGTCATAAATTGGGTCAAGGAGTTCGTTGAAGTGCCACATCCAATGTTCGCGGACTATCCGCCGTGTCCCTACGCCAAACAGTCAAGGTTGCAGGGCAAGGTAGACTTCGTGGAACTGACAGACATGGAACCTGATTCCAACATATGGTGCAACATAGATCATTTTGACTTCGACAACAAGGATGTTCTAGTGATCATAGCAGACGCCAAGAGATGGACTCCGCACTACACACAGAAGTTGGCAGGTCAGCTCAACGGAACATATGCACACAAAGACTTACTGATAATGGAAGATCACCCCAAGCTGGTGGAAAAAGTAAAAGACGTAAAATTAAATCAAGGCAAGTACACTTTATTATTGGTGCAAAGTAGAACCAAACTTAAAAAGTTCGCTGACATATTAGAAAAATCGGATTACTACCAAAACTGGTCTAAAGGTTATCGGGAATCAGTGACTGGCACTTGGCGACATCCTGTAAAGTCTCGATCCTAGAATCCCTCCTACACAAACTCCTGTACAATTTTTTATTGGTGCTCCATTCAGTGCCCGTCCACCATTCGAAGCCCCTGTAATTGGCCTTGTACTCTGAGCTAGTTTCATAGCCCGACCCCATGTAGAAGTAAGCTACGTAGTTCTCAGCGGCCCATTCTAGCTCCAGGTCCAACGTGAGGGCCGATATGTCCACGGTGTTGGCGTGCAGGCAACTCTCCAGTCCCGCCAGGTCCGGATATCGATCATCCATGGCGTAGTTGTCCTCCTGGTACGTGTATCGCTTCTGCTTGGTGAAGCCCAGTATGTTGTCGGCCGTGCCCGTGTAGAACAGCATGAACTGGTCACGTGCATGGTAGTGGGCGAAGGGGTCGTAGTCCTGCGAGAATTTTTTCCTGGCCATGTATTGCTTGTATATGTGTGGCAGTCCCAACAGCTTGACCATCTCCGATGCGTCGATCACTTTGACCCCGATCTGTTGGCCCTCCCACTCGTGCCGCTTGTAGCGTGGCCGGTACTTCTGCATGTTGATCCGTGTGCTACGGCTCTGGTACCACACCTCCTTGAAGTTGCCCACGGGGTGGTCCAAGGCCAGCCAACCGGTGTCCAGCGCCTCCATTGATTCATCCTCATCGACCACCGCCATGGGTCTGCATATCACGAGGTCCTGGTCCTGTTGTTTGCCGTGGGTGTGATCAAAGAGTAGTTCCATGCTAATACTTAAGATGATGCAAAAGATGACTTGCAGTCATCTGAAACTTCGCTTACGCTCGTTTCGTTTTCCTAATTTACGCTTTACGCACTAAAAAATAGCGAAACGCATCTACGTAGTAGTGCGTCTCTGTGGTAGATGAGCAGTCACAATTCTGCTGTTGCCAGCAGAACTGATTGGGAACCCTGTGGTGAGTTCGCAGTCACTATACATCGCTACTCTCGTCGGGCGGTTGTGCTGTACCCGTTCGCTCATTCTATTACAACGCGAGCCTACCAGACCCCTGTATAATGGTTCCTGGCGGACCTGAGGATTATCTTTTTCTAAGAGCCTCATCATTTTTGTATGTTACATCAAGTGATTCACTTATCCCGTTATCCGGTGCATTTCACTGCTCACTGCGAAGATGCTATGTTTGCCTATGTGGAAATTTGTTTGCCTGGTGGAAGGATGCTGTTGCCCTTCACTACTATATAACACAGATTAAAAAACTGGTCTATCTTATTGAGTTTAAATACCACTATGAATTGGACCTACCAAGGAAATGAGATTACCACTTTGCCCGAGGACTGTGAGGGTTTCGTGTATGAGATAACCAACACAACCAACGGCAGGAAGTACATAGGCAAGAAACTGGCCAGGTTCAAACGATCCAGACCACCACTCAAGGGCAACAGGAACAAGCGTAGGTACAAGGTG